GGCAAGAATTGAGTATAAGAAAGATGCTACAATTGTAAACAAGGCGTCAGTAAATAAAGGTAAGGTAACTGTGGGTGGATTCCCAACAGATATGATTCCTGATACAAGAGTATTGGGTATGGAACAACCTTCAACTGTAACAAACAAAACATTAGGTAATCCATCACCAAGTACAATTAAGAACTTGGGATTATCAAAAGAGAAATTTAACGGTATGGACATATATGGTTTCAAACCAAGATATTTCCATATGTGTCCTGGCGCACAAGAGACATTCAAACATCTTATATCCATGGATAATAATGATGATACAAAAGGAATGATTAGAAGTGCTGCACAAGTTGCGGACAACGTATTTAGAATAGAAGAAGAAGTAATCAAAGCGGGTATTGCAACTCCTTTAGAAGTAACAGAAGCAGCAACTTTGGTTGATGACTTTAAAGATATTATTGGTGAGATTGACAAGATTAGTGGAATGAAACACGATGTGTCTTATATGGATGGACACGTTGAAAAAATAAAAGAATATCTTAAAGAAGAATTAGGTTACGATGTTGGTGGTATTGGTGGTTATGTTGACCCTGGCGTTACAGGTAAGACAGGTAATACCATCTCAAAGTCATTAACTCCTCCAACCTTATTTGAGAGTCATTCAGACTATCCTGAATCAGTTAAGAACAACGCTAAGGCGGTATTGAAATATGTGGAAGAGAATGGTTGGGGTTCTTGTGGAACTGACGTAGGAAAACAACGTGCTAACCAACTCGCTAAGGGTGAACCCATCTCGGAAGAAACGATTCGTAGAATGTATAGTTACTTATCAAGACACGAGAAAGACTTGGAAAGTTCAAAAGGATATGGTGATGGTTGTGGTAAATTAATGTATGATAGTTGGGGAGGTAAGACAGCACTTAGTTGGGCGGAAGCTAAAATTAAGTCAATTGAAAGAGAGAAAATGTCAAAACAAAAGTTCCAAACTGACGATGAGAAGAAAATCGTTATTGGACCTGCAATGATTCCTGACCTTAGAATATTCCGTAAGGATTCAAAGGGTAATCCATACTATGTTTATTTTACATCTGAGACAATCAAGATGATTGCTGAGAAGTATATGAGAAACAAGTACATAGACAATAATGACCAAATGCACGACGGTAAAGCGGTAAGTGATGTGTACGTATTTGAGTCTTGGATTAAAGAGTCTGAGAACGATAAATCAACTGATTACGGTTACGGTGATTTACCAATCGGAACTTGGTTCGTATCAATGAAGGTGAAGAACCCTAAGATATGGGAAAAAGTGAAACAAGGTCAATTAAACGGATTCAGTGTATCAGGTTATTTTGAGGAGGTTGCATCATTCTGTAGAGAAGAAATGTTCCTTCAAAAGGTAGCACAGATATTAAAAAATATTGAAGATTAAAATAAATTGGTAATATATATATAATTCTATATTTAAGTATAGAGATAATAAATAATTAAAACAAAAACAAATATGTCTAAATCAAAAACAGCAATTGCTGAGATTAAAAAATTGATGGTACAATTTGGTTTTATGGCTGACGAATCTGCTATGGCATCTTTCAAACTTGAGGATAATACAATTTTACAAGCATCTAAATTAGAGGCTGGTCAAAAGATTGTAAAAATCAACGAAGAGTTTGAGCAAGTTGCATTAGAAGATGGTTCTTACAGACTTGTTGAGAATTTCAACATTGAAGTAGAAGGCGGTGAAATTAAATCAGTAAAAGAGATTTTCGTATCAGCAAAGTTAATTGACGGAACTGAGATTAAGGTTGAAGGTGAAGGTTTAGTAGAAGGTGCTAAAGTTGTTGTTGTTACTCCTGACGCAGAAGTTCCTGCACCAGATGGAGTACACGAACTTGAGGACGGATCTAAAGTTGAAACTAAAGACGGTTTAATCGTAGCAGTTGAAGAAAAATTAGAAGATGAAGGAGAAGGAGAACCAATGCCAGAGGGAGAACCTAAAGCAGAAGTTAAATCTGACGAACCGGTAGTTGAAATTGAAATGTTAGAAATGTTAAAAGACTTTGTTAAGAAAATGTCTGAAAAAATGGCTAACATTGAAGAAAAAGTGGCTGAAGTTGAATCTCAATTCTCAGCATTCAAAAAAGAACCAGCAGCAAAACCAATTGCTAACGGTAAAACAGATTTTAACAAATCAATAAATAATGAGGATGCAATTGAGTCTAAATTGGCGATGATTGCTGAATTAAGAAAAAATAACAAATAAAAACAAAATAAAAGAATTATGAAAATTTTATCAAAAGAACAATTCGCTTATGACGTAGCATCTATCGGTTCTTACGTTGACCAAGTTGGTGGTGAATTACTTTCAAAAGCGTTAATCGGTGGTACAACTGCTAAATACGCAAACGTAAGATTAGGTATTAAAGGTACACAAGCGTTGAACCTTTTAAACTCTACAGCTTACTTCCAAGATGGTACTTGTGGATGGTCTCCATCAGGTACAACTGAGTTTACTCAATCAAACATTACAACTTGTCCTGAGAAGTACAATGAAGCATTATGTTACAAAGATTTGTATGACACATACCAATCAATGTTAATGGCTCCAGGTCAAACTCAAGAGACTGTTCCGTTTGAGGCACAAATCGCTGACTTAAAAGTGAAGCAAATTCAACAAAGAATTGAGCAACAATTATGGCAAGCAACTACTGGAACTTCTTGTTTCAATGGTTTAAAGACTTTGATTGCATCAGGTCAAACAGGTGTAGCAGTATCTGCATCAGGTACAACTTTCTCACCAACTGCAGCATACGGTGTAAATGGTAATCCTTTGACAGAAGTTGATAAATTAATCAACGCATTAGATGACAACGCAATGTCTCGTGAAGATTTAGTTGTGTTCATGTCTTACGGTAACTTCCGTTTATATGTACAAGCATTAGTGAAAGCTAACTTCTTCATGAACTATATCGGTTCTACTGATGTAACTTCAATGATGGAAGCAACTCACCCTTCTACTAACGTAAAGATTGTTCCAACTATCGGTTTGAATGGTTCTAACGCAGTAGTAATCGGACCACGTGAGTATATCGTAGTAGGTTTTGACTTATTGTCTGACCACGAGAAATTAGTTATCTGGTACTCAAAAGATTTTGATGAGTTACGTTTGAGAGCTAACTACAACTACGGTGTAACAATCGCTAAGTTTGGTTCAACAGCATACTTCGCAACAAACGGTTTAGCATAATCTAAATCAACAATATTAAAAGGGGAGTTTATCTCCCCTTTTTAAAAACATAAACAAAGAAACAAATTAATATAAATAATATGAGTTGTTATATATCTTCAGGGATTCAATTAGGTTGTTCTGATGGAATTGGTGGTATTAAGAAGATTTACATCGCAGGTGGTACAGGTACTACTACAGGTTACACTTACAGTGCTGATGGTTCTGTAACTGGTGCAACTTCAAGTGCAGGTACTGTTCTTTACGGATTTGAACTTAAGAGAAATACAAGTTCTTTAACTCAAAATGTGACTAAGTCATTTGAGAACGGAACTATCTATTTTGAACAAGTTTTAAACGCAGTGTTCTTCAAGTACGATCAAGACAAGAGAAACCAATTGAAAATCTTATCTCAAAACGATGAAATTCAAATCATCGCAATTGACCAAAACGATACTCAATACTTGTTAGGTCAAGTAAACGGTATGTATTTAAGTGGTGGTTCTGCTGCTACAGGTACAGCGTTTGGTGATAGAAATGGTTTTGAATTTATTTTCTCAGGTCAAGAACAAGAACCAGCGAGAGTAATAAGTGGAGCATTGTCATCTGTTTACGCAGGTGTTACGATTGTAGGATAAACCAATAGTAGGTCGTAAGACTGAATATTCTATATCTAATAAATTAAAGGGGGACTTATGTCCCCTTTTTTTATTCATACCAATTCAAGTTGGAAATATTTATATTTAGTTATATAGAGATAAATTATGTTATACTTACAAAAGGGACAACAAAACGAATTGATAATGAACATCAACAATAATTCCGCAACGACGTTTACGGGTTATACGTTGGAGTTTACACATATCATGTCAAAGGAAGTTAAGAGTTATACGGTTAGTACATCTAACCCACTAGTATATGCACAAAATATTCGTTACTGTGAGATTATATTGAACCTTCAAAATTCAGGTCAAGATTTGAATTATTTGGGTGAATATCAATTAAATATTTACGGTAATGGAACTGAGTTGGTTTTCACAGGTATTGCAATACTTGAAGGTACACAAGAAAGTCCAGCATTTACTGAGTACGTTTCTCCTAATGAAGTTAATGAAAATTACATATATATAGAAATTTAATTATGAGTGAAGAAATAAAAAAAACACAGTTTACCAATATTAAGTTTGACAGAGCATCAACTCCTATTTACTCAGAGGTACTACAACGTAGTCCATGGGTTTTTTATGGTGAGAATAATTTGTTACCTCAATACTTTATTGAATTGTACGATAACTGTGCAATACATAAGGCGGTAGTTACCTCAAAGGTAAACCAAATAATGGGTGATGGTATTGTATCATTAAACAACCCAATGGCGACTATAAATCTTGTTAACGGTAAAGAAACTGTTGATGAGGTAATGAGAAAATGTGCATTAGATTTTGTTTTATTCGGAGGATTTTCCTTAAATATTATATGGTCAAATGACAGAAAATCAATTGCTGAGATTTATCACTTAGACTTTAGTAGAGTACGTAGTGGTAAATTAAATGACGATGATGAGATTGAAAGTTATTTTTATTCTGCAGATTGGAGATTCCTTAAGAAGTTTCCCGCTGAAGAATATCCAGCATTCAACCAATCAAAAGGTAAGGCATCACAAATCTATTATTTCAAGTCATATCAACCATCATTAACTTACTATCCAATTCCTGATTGGTCAGGTGGTCAAAGAAGTATTGAGACTGATATTGAAACTAAGAACTTCCATATGAATAACTTACGTAAAGGTATGGTTCCTTCATTATGGATTAACTACAATAATGGTATACCAGGTGAAGAAGAACAACGTACTCTTGTAAGAGCGTTAGAATCACAATATGGTGGAACCGATAACGCAGGTCAGGCTATCATCTCATTCAACGAGAGTAAAGAACTAGCACCTGAAATTACACAAATCCCTCGTAACGATAATGACAACTATTATCAAGCACTTAATGACGATATTACCCGTTCTATCTTATCCGCACACAGAGTATCTTCTGCTGAGTTGTTTGGTATTGCAACAGCAGGTAAATTAGGTGGTGGAAATGAGATTGTTGAACACTCTGAGTATTTCCGTAAAATGGTTATTCAACCATATCAAAATACATTATTACCAACATTCAATAAATTGGTAAGTCTTAAGTTTGGTGTTCCAACAACATTTGAAATTAAACCATTATCATTATTCTTAACAGGTGATGTTAAAGATAATCCTGCAGTTGTTGATAAACCAGTAACACCTGTTGAAGCGGAATCACAATCAATCAACGAGAACATCAAAGGATTAAAAGGTAGAGAATATCAAAATCTAATGAGAATCGTTAGAGAATATAATAAAGAAAAAATAACCAGAGGACAAGCAATACAAATGTTAATGAGTGGATATGGATTAACTCAAGAAGAATGTAATGTTTGGTTGGGAGAAGAAGAAGAAATTTTAAACTAATATATAATGGGTGTTTTATTAATATCAGAAATTAAACTTAAGAACTTTACAAATATCAATAAGAATGTTGATATGGACGTATTGAAGGCGGAGGTTCAAATCGCACAAGATATTGACCTACAAACAATATTAGGTACAAAATTCTATAATCATTTATTATCACAAGTAAGTGCCACAGGTAATACTTTTAATAATGATGAGAAGACCCTCGTTGATTCATACATTCAACCATTCTTAATTCAGCAAGCATACTTCCAATGTATTCCTCATTTGATGTACAGGTCAATGAACCGAGGCATAGTTGAGGGTGTAATGGAAAATGCAACATCTGTTGATATTGAGACAATGAAATATTTGAGAACAATACAGAAACAGAGAGCAGACTTTTACATGACTCGTTTACAGGATTATCTATTGATTGGTTATGGTCAAAACAAATTCCCTGATTATGTTACTCAATCTACAATTGATGGTATGATACCTGACAGATCACAGAAGTACAATAATGGTATTTTCTTAGGTCATACATCTCGTAAGGGATATAATATGGAAAACTTAAATAAAAAGGGGATTAGTACGTATTCTGAATTAGAACATGAAAACCCTCCATGTCAAGATTGTTATTAATATGATAGAACAAATTATAATGACAGTTATAACTACAGCGATAGGTTATTTTGTCGGATACAAAAAATCACAAAATGAAATTGAGGGTGGTCGTTTGGAAAACCTTGAAAAGTCTATTAGGATTTATCAGGTGGTTATTGATGACTTATCCAAAAAGGTGGAAGAACTTACAGGACATATCGTTAGATTAGAAAATACAATCGATAGTTTAAAAAAAGAAAATCAAAAATTAAAAAGACATAATGGATTATAGATTACCGTACCCAACAGAAACAGAATTAAATTTTACAGGAAAATCAGATTACTTTGAAAGATTACTAATTCATATTCCTGATTTAGATAAGAAATATAAAATAACACAAAATGAATTAACTGGTTGGATTAGTCATAACTACAACAGTGTATTTTTAACCAACAAAGAATTAACATTTAAAGAATATCAAAAATTAGCAAAATGACATTAGAACAAATCATCAATCTGAAATTAAATAACTTTGAGATTAAAGTACCAAAGAAAATGGCAGACTTAGAAGATAGTTGCTGGCCTGGATACACCGCAATCGGCACAAAAGAATTGGATGGTAAGACTGTCCCTAATTGTGTTCCAATCAAAGAAGAACAATCAAAAGTAAAGAAGGAAGGTTTCCCTATCCCATCACCATCAAGTGACGAAGACGAAGAAAAATATATCAGTAGATGTATTAGTGAGATTGGTGGGGAATATGATGCTGAAGGACAAGCGTATGCTGTTTGTAAATCCAAATGGGATGAAAAATAAAATTGGTGATGTATTATTTCAAATCTACATATACCTATGTTTAGCGTGGGTGTTCTTTGCATTAGGGTTTGACATATATATGATTATCAAACACTTTGATGAATTATAAATTTGTCTGGCATGTGCCAGACAATATTCAAG